AACGATTTGTTTGTACATTTAATGGGTATGGTAGAAGGTGTTGTTATAAGTAACATCTTTGCATATTATTATGGAACAAGTGCTAAATAAAAAATAAATGGCTAGAATATCAAATTATGATTTAGATGGTAGTATCAATAATTCTGACAAATTAATAGGTACAGATTCAAGTGATGGTACTACAAAAAACTTTAACATACAATCTGTAAAAGAATTTGTATATGCTGGAATTAGTGGAGATACTACTATATCTTCTAGTGGAGCAGCAACTGTAAGTTCAAATCAACCTAATGCTGCTACTTTAACTACACCCAGAAATATTGGTGGAGTCTCTTTTAATGGTTCAGCTGATATTGATCTGCCGGGTGTAAATACAGTAGGAAATCAAAATACATCAGGGAACGCTGCAACTGCAACAAAACTTGCTAGTGCTGCCACTATTGGTGGTGTTTCTTTTGATGGATCTGGAAATATTGATTTACCGGGAGTAAACACAGCAGGTAATCAAAATACAACTGGGAGTGCAGCTATTGCTACAACTATAACAGTTGCTGATGAATCTAGCGACACAACTTGTTTCCCTGTATTTGTCACTGCAGCAACAGGTAACTTAGCACCTAAAAGCGGTAGTAATTTAGCATTTAATTCTAGTAGTGGAGCTTTAACAGCCGCTAACTTTGTAACAACTTCAGATAAAAGATTAAAGTCTGACATAGAACCTATAAAAAAAGGTATTGAAATTATAAAGAAATTTTCTTCTTACACTTACATTAAAGACGGTGAAAAAGAATCTGGTTTTATAGCTCAAGAAGTTAAAGAAGTGATACCTCATATAGTTTATGAAAACAATGAAGGTATGTTGAGTATGAGTGATAGAGGAGTATTAGCTCACATGCACAAAGCAATACTTCAATTAGAAGAAAGATTAGTAGTGATAGAAGAAAAACTTAAGTAATATGGGTGTACCTACTAGTGGTAGTTTTAGTATGTTTGGTAACAGTGATAACACTACAATACAAGGTGCTATAACTGAGGGTGGTGGATCTGTATCTAGCACTGATAATTTAAATGATTTAATAGCTGCCTCTAATGTTTCTTTATTTAACGCTACATATTCTGGAAATTTAAGTGGTAGTTTAAGTAATGTAACCAATGCGCTACAATACAGAGGTTATCCAACGGCAACAGCATCAACAGCTTTTGCATTCACTTATACATTCCCTGCAGGTGGCACTTATGCAGCAGTTATAGATTTTGCTGGCACTTCTAGTGAATACAATGCTACTTGGACTTGGGGAGATGGTGCTACAACAAGTGTAACTAGCAATAGTCAAATTTCAAGAACTATAGCAGATAATAGTGGAGGTGGATCAACAAGCACATATAACGGTAATGTAGTAGCATCAACAACTGAAACATTTCCTGAATTTACTATAAGCAATTTTAACATAACTGATGTATCTGCTTGGGGTAATATAAAGTGGAAAAAATTAAAATTTAAAGGTGCAAGTACAAGTTTAAACATAAGTGCTAGTGACACACCAGACCTTTCAAGGTGCACACATTTAACAGAATGTTTTGACGGATTAACATCTTTTAATGATAGCAATGTTTCTAGCTGGAATATAAGTAATGTTCAAGATATAAGTGAAATGTTTGCTAATGCTAGTTCATTTAACCAAGCAATAGATAGTTGGGATACTAGCTCTGTAACAGGTATGAATGACATGTTTAATGGAGCTTCTTCATTTAATCAAGCTGTCAATAGTTGGGATACTAGTAGTGTAACAGCTATGCAAAACATGTTCAGAAGTGCCACATCGTTTAATCAAACTTGTAATTCTTGGAATGTTGGTAATGTAACAAACATGTCATCTATGTTCCAAAGTTGCACAGCATTTAATCAAGATTTAAATTCTTGGAATACTGGAAGTGTTACTCTTATGAGTAGTATGTTTCAAAATTGTAGTAGTTTTAACGGAAACATCACTAGTTGGAATGTGAGTAGTGTCACTGATATGCAAAACATGTTTAGTGGTGATACTTCTTTTAATCAAGATTTGAGTTCTTGGAATACTGGAAGTGTTACTACTATGAGTGCTATGTTTAAGAATGCCACTGCTTTTAATGGGAACATTACTAGTTGGGATGTAAGTAGTGTTACTCTTATGAGTAGTATGTTTGAGAATGCCACTTCTTTCAACCAAAACATTAGCTCTTGGGATGTGAGTAACGTGACAAATACGGCATCTATGTTTAGAGGAAGTACATTTAATAATAGTAGTATAAATAACTGGGACTTAACTAGTGTAGATGACGCTAGGTCTATGTTTTATAGTAATTCATCATTTAATCAAGATATTAGCTCTTGGGATACAAGTAATATTCGATTAATGGGAGCTATGTTTAACGGTGCTTCAGCTTTCAATCAAGATATTAGCTCTTGGGATACGAGTACTGTTACACAAATGAGTAATATGTTTAAGGATTCAGCCTTCAATCAAAATATCAGTTCTTGGGATACGAGTAATGTTACCAATATGAGTGGAATGTTTGGAGGTGCTACCTCTTTTAATCAAGACATCAGCTTGTGGGACATAGGAAACGTAACAACTATGACAAGTATGTTTTTAAATACAAGTCTTTCAGACGCTAATTATAAAACAATTATTATAGCTTGGGCAGCACAATCAACACAAAGTAATGTAACAGCACACTTTGGTTCTGCAAATTTAGTAGACTCTGCAGGTCAAACTGCTAGAACAACGTTAGTTAATAGAGGATGGTCAATAACAGATGGTGATGGTTTTCACACTTAATAAATTAAAAAAATAACTATATATGTAATAGTAATATCAACAAGTACAATTTAATTAAATTTAAAACAATGAGTGAAAAAATAACAGAAGAACAATTAAAGTCAATACAGGACCTAGTAGGTCAAATTAATAATGGTCAGTTACAGATCGGTCAACTTGAAACACAGAAGCATGCTTTACTTCACCAAATAGCTGAAGTACAAAAGATGTTAAAAGACAATCAGGATGAACTAGAAAAGGAGTATGGTAAGGTTAATGTAAATATTCAAGACGGAACTATAACTCCAATAGAAGAAGAACAGGAAGATGTCAAAGCTAATACGTAAGATTAGTATTGGTAAAGATTATAAGAACGAATCCATGCATTACTCCGTAGGTCAAGAGGTCTACGGAGGGCATAGGATTTGTGATATAGTTGAGGAAGATACTGGGTATGATATTTTTATTAAGAAAAATAATGATGTTATCATCTGGAAAAACTTTAATAAAAACATGGCTATATCTGTTGAATATAATCTAGAATATTAATGAAGAGTATATATGATTTTATCATATCACCCAAAGAGTCTAGATATACTAACAGTAAAAAAGTAGGTGATAAAACACTTATAGTTAACACTGAAATATATAATCATCAATACGTTAGTAGGAATGCTATTATAAAATCAACACCAATGATTTGTGATACAGATATAAGATCTGGTGATGAAGTTATAGTTCATCATAATGTATTTAGGAGGTGGTTGGATATTAAAGGTATTGAAAGAAATAGTAAGAGTTATATAGATGAAAATAATTACTGTGTAAAGCAAGATCAAATATTCTCTTACAAAAGAAATAACAAATGGTTACCGGTAGAAGGTTATTGTTTTGTAAAACCAGTTAAAAACAAAGACACATACTCTAATCAACAAGAGGAAGAACTAATTGGTGTTATTAAACAAGTTGATAATAAACTAAAAAACTTTGGTATTAAAGAAAATGACTTAGTAGGGTTTATTCCAAATAGTGAATATGAGTTTGTTATTGATGGTGAAAGATTATATAGGGTTTTAAGTAACCACATTTCAATTAAATATGAATATCAAGAAAACAAAGAAGAGTATAATCCAAGCTGGGCAAGTAGCAGTTGAAGAATTAATTAAAGTAGCTAAAGAAGCTATTGTAGATTCAGATGAAGATATATCAGCAGACAGATTAAAAAATGCTGCAGCAACAAAAAAATTAGCTATCTTTGATGCGTTTGAAATACTCAAAAGAATAGAAGAAGAAGAAAATATATTAGAAGATAAAGTACCAGTTGATGTAGATAAAGATGTGTCGTTTGGTGGCTTTGCAGAAAAAAGATCTAAATAAAAAAACATGGCGACATTAACACCCACATTAACATTAACAAGTACAGATGCTACTTCAGATTCTTTAAGTTTATCTGTAACAGATAGTTTGACAGTAGGCGCACCCCAAGTAGGGTTGTCGAAAATAGCTGTAGCAGCAACTGGAGGAACAGCTTCTGTTTTAGTTCCTAGTGGATCAGGTAATCAATATGTTTACATAAAACATACAGGGTTTCAAGCTGATGGAACAACAGCAACAACACAGCAATTAGCGATAGAAGTAGGTACTAATACTGATTTATTAAGATTAAGTGCCGGTGAATTTTGTTTTTTTACAGCAAAATCTGATGTAGTGATTGAAGCTCTTTCTTCGGGGAATCAATTAATATTAATAGAATACGCTTACTGGACACAAGCATAATATGTACGAACAAACCTTATATAAGGTTGTAACTCAAATTAAATTAAATACAATATCAAGACTTAATAAGTCTAAGAAATGGGTGTACGGTTATAACAAAGAACACGATATTGTTGTAATTAGTAAGACCGGGCAGATCGGGGAGATATATGAGATACAAAACCTTAAGATAGCTCTACCAAAACAAAGTAATATTGTTAAGTTTAAAAGTAATAAGTGGGAATATACTGAATACCCTAAAGAGCTTAGTAAAATAAAAACGATATTTGATTGGAAAGAATACCCTAGTGATTTTAAAGAAAAATACATAGAATATATAGAGAATGAGTTCAAGCGCAGAGAAGAAGGCTTATGGTATTATAACAGGGATGTTCCTACTTATCTTACTGGTACTCATTACATGTACTTGCAGTGGAGTAAGATTGACATCGGGAAGCCAGACTTTAGGGAGGCAAATAGATTATTCTACATATTCTGGGAAGCCTGTAAAGCTGATGTTCGATCTTACGGGATGTGTTATCTTAAGAACAGACGATCCGGCTTCTCATTCATGGCGTCAGGTGAGGTTGTTAACCTTGCAACCATATCCAGTGATGCTAGGTACGGGATATTGTCCAAGTCCGGTCCCGATGCTAAGAAAATGTTTACCGACAAAGTGGTGCCTATATCCGTCAACTATCCGTTCTTCTTCAAACCAATACAAGACGGTATGGATAGACCAAAAACAGAACTCGCTTTTAGAGTTCCAGCATCAAAACTCACAAGACGGAGTATCACGAGTACGGACAAACCAGAAGATCTACAAGGCTTGGATACAACCATCGACTGGAAGAACACCGGTGACAACTCCTATGATGGAGAGAAACTTAAACTCCTTGTTCATGATGAATCAGGGAAATGGGAGAGACCGAACAACATACTCAACAACTGGAGGGTCACCAAAACAACGTTAAGACTAGGTAGTAGAGTAATCGGAAAATGTATGATGGGTAGTACATCTAACTCATTAGATAAAGGTGGTGGAAATTTTAAAAAACTATACAGAGATTCCGATGTTACTAAACGAAACAGAAATGGGCAAACTAGTTCTGGGCTTTATAACCTTTTTATTCCTATGGAATGGAATTACGAAGGGTTTATTGATGAGTATGGTCAGCCAGTATTTGATACACCTGAAACGGAAGTTAAAGGAGCTTATGAAGACATTATAGATATAGGGATACTTGAGCATTGGAAGAACGAGGTTGATGGATTAAAGAATGACTCAGACGCTTTAAATGAATTTTATAGACAATTCCCTAGAACAGAAGAACATGCGTTTAGGGATGAAACAAAAAATAGTATATTTAATTTAACTAAAATATACCAACAAATAGATTACAACGAAGGAGTTAATAATAGCTCTGCTATAACTACAGGAAACTTTCAATGGGTTAGTGGTATTAAGGATTCAAATGTAATTTTTTATCCAGATCCAAAAGGTAGGTTCAATGTTAGTTGGATACCAAAATCTCATTTACAAAATAAAGTTATAGAAACACCTACAGGGAAAAAGCCCGGAAATGAGCACATGGGTGCTTTTGGTTGTGATAGTTATGACATATCAGGTACTGTAGACGGTCAAGGATCTAAAGGTGCTCTGCATGGTTTAACTAAATTTTCTATGGAAGATGCACCTCCAAATCATTTCTTTCTAGAATATATTGCTAGACCTCAAACTTCAGAGATGTTTTTTGAAGATGTTTTAATGTCACTTGTCTTCTATGGTATGCCTATACTTGCAGAAAACAACAAGCCAAGACTTCTTTATTATTTAAAAAGAAGGGGGTATAGAGGATACTCAATGAATAGACCTGACAAAATATGGAATAAATTATCTACAACAGAAAAAGAAATTGGTGGAATACCAAACTCTAGTGAGGATATAAAACAAGCACATGCAGCTGCTATTGAAATGTATATTCAAGAACATGTTGGTATGACTGTTGACGGAGATCATGGAAGTATGTATTTTAATAAAACATTAAATGATTGGTCAAGGTTTGATATAAATAACAGAACTAAATTTGATGCTTCTATTAGTAGTGGTTTGGCTGTAATGGCTTGCAACAGAAATCTTTACAGACCAAATATAAAAAGAGAGAAAACAAAATTTAACATTGGCTTTTCTAAATATCACAATGAAGGAAGTTCATCTAAAATAATAAAAGAACAATATGGCTCAATCAGGTATTAAAAGTTATTTCCCAAGTCAGGTAGTTAGCGATCTTGAAAAGATGAGTCTTGACTATGGTTTAAAGGTAGCTAAAGCTATAGAGAATGAATGGTTTTATCATTCTGATTATGGTAACGATAGATTTAAGTCTAACTTTGATAGCTTTCACAGACTTAGGTTGTATGCTAGAGGAGAGCAATCAATACAAAAATATAAAGATGAACTATCTATCAATGGTGATCTATCTTATTTAAACTTAGACTGGAAACCAGTACCTATTATACCTAAGTTTGTAGACATAGTTGTTAATGGTATTGCAGATAGAACGTATGATGTAAAAGCATACTCTCAAGATCCTTACGGAATAAGTAAAAGAACGGAATACATGGAAAGCCTTTTAGCTGACATGAGAACCAAAGAATTAAATGCTTTTACAAAACAAGCGTTTGGAGTTGACATAGCTAACTTTCCAGAAGAAAAGCTACCAGACTCAGAGGAGGAACTTGCATTACACATGCAGTTAACTTACAAGCAAGCAATAGAGATAGCAGAAGAACAAGCTATAAATGTATTGTTTGATTCTAATAGATATGAGCTTGTAAAGAAAAGATTTTATTATGACCTGACTGTAATAGGTATTGGTTGTGTTAAAAATACTTTTACTGAATCTGAAGGTATTAAGATAGAATACGTTGACCCTGCTAACTTAGTTTACTCCTACACTGACTCCCCATATTTTGAAGATATATATTATGCAGGTGAAATAAAGACTATACCTATTAATGAACTCAAAAGAGAGTTTCCTAATATGAGTCAAGAGGAATTAGAGGAAATAAGTAAACAACCCAATAACACTGCAATACCTAACACCAGAGCTTTATATAATCAAAGTGATAATAATCAAATAGATGTCCTGTATTTTAATTACAAGACATACATGAATGAAGTTTACAAGATAAAAGAAACTGCAACAGGTGCATCAAAAATATTAGTTAAAGATGACACCTTCAACCCTCCCGTAGAAGTTTTAGACTCTAACTTTGAAAAAGTATCTAGATCCATTGAAGTTCTTTATGAAGGAGTTTTAATCCTTGGTACTAAAAAACTTCTTAAATGGGAAATGGCAACAAACATGATGCGACCCAAAAGCGATAGTTCTAAAGTTAAAATGAATTATGCTATTGTTGCACCTAGACTTTACAAGGGTAGGATAGAATCTTTAGTGGGTAGAATTACAGGTTTTGCTGATATGATACAGTTGACTCATTTGAAGTTGCAGCAAGTTATGTCAAGAATGATTCCTGATGGAGTGTATCTAGATGCTGATGGAATAGCAGAGGTTGATCTTGGTAATGGTACTAATTACAATCCACAAGAGGCTCTAAACATGTTCTTTCAAACAGGTAGCATTGTAGGTAGGTCATTGACATCTGATGGGGATATGAATCCCGGTAAAGTACCTATTCAAGAAATAGCTAGTGGTAATGGTGGTGCTAAAATGCAAACATTAATACAGACATATAACTATTACCTGCAAATGATTAGGGATGTTACTGGATTGAATGAAGCAAGGGATGGAAGCACACCTGATAAGAATGCTTTGGTAGGGGTTCAAAAACTTGCAGCAGCAAATTCAAATACAGCAACTAGGCACATACTTCAGTCTGGTTTATTCTTAACAGCAGAAACTGCTGAATGTTTATCTCTTAGAATATCTGATGTTTTAGAGTATTCACCTACAAGAGAGGCTTTTATACAAAGCATAGGAGTTCATAATGTAGCTACATTAGATGAATTACAAAACTTACACATACATGATTTCGGTATATTTATAGAGCTAGAGCCTGATGAGGAGGAGAAAGGTATGCTTGAAAATAATATACAAGTAGCTGTAGCACAAAAGGGAATTGATCTTGAAGATGCTATAGATTTAAGACAAATCAAAAACGTTAAACTTGCAAATCAACTACTTAAAATAAGGAGAAAGAAAAAATTTGAAAGAGACCAAGCAGTGTCACAACAAAACATACAAGCACAAGCTAATGCAAATGCACAAGCACAACAAGTGGCTGCACAAGCAGAGGTTCAAAAACAACAATCACTTATTCAAATAAACAGTCAACTTGAGCAATTAAAAGCTCAGTTAGAATCTCAGAAAATGGAACAAGAAGTTTTTGCTAAGAAAGAACTTATGCAGCTAGAGTTTCAGTATAACTTACAGCTTAAACAATTAGAAACATCTGGTGTAAGAGGTAGAGAAAAAGAAAAGGAAGATCGTAAAGATAAAAGAACAAAAATACAAGCATCTCAACAATCTGAATTAATTGATCAAAGAAAAAAGGACAAACCACCTAAAAACTTTGAGTCAACAGGTAATAGTATAGTTGACGGTAATTTCAACTTAGGTGGTTTTGACTTAAACAATTAAAAACAAAACAAAAATAAAATGAGTGTACATTTCGGAACAGGTTATGATTTTGGACAAAATGGATCTATATTTACAGATGCGGCTACACAAGTAGTTCCTCCAAGTGACCGTAAAATAATAGCAATACAGTTTTTAGCAGACACAACTTTTAGTGAACTTTCTCCAGAAAATGGTACAGCTGGAATTTCTGTTGGTAATGCTTCAAATGAAAAAGGTGCAGGATCAACAGCAACACCAAATGGAACAGGTGCATCTGGAGGTCAGATAGTAGATTCATCTAATGTGTTTGCAAAAGGTCTTTCAATATTTGGAAGATGGGACAGCTTTACTATAACAGCTGATGCTGATGGTGGTGTAATCGCTTACTTAGGATATTAATGCCGGGGTTAGGAATAAGTTTATCTACTTTTCCACCTGCTGCTGCTGTAGCAGTAGAGGATTACGTATGGAGTATTAGTGGTAATGATCTAACTCCAATACCTAGTATTGCTTATGACTTTAGTGATTCATGGGATGTAAGTAGTACAGAATTAACACCTGCAGTATCACCCGGTGAAGAAGGTTATTGGAATGTAGATGTAAACGGAGATTTAACACCTAAATAGTAAAACATGGCAACAAAGAATATAGTACCTAACGCTGATGGTGAGGGACAATTAGGGACATCAAGCAAGTCTTGGGCACAGGGTCATATAGACTCAATAAC